CATGCAGTTGTCAATGAGAAAGTCACGCACAATGACCCACTCGTCGTCACCAGTGTACGCTCGGACTCTTCTCTTGAAAGCCTCGCGCACCTGGTCATTCGACCTGGAATCAAAGTACTTGTAATCAATCGCCATTGCTCTTCGGCGATTGTTGCGTGCTTGGTGTTCTTTTCGCATGGAATAGTCTGCACTATCCACGTTGATCCCAACGCATGATGGATTGCAATGGCGGAAATTGTCGGTTTCCATCCACGCACCCAAAAAGCGACGGGCAAGAATCGTGAGCAATACCGGTGAATACATGATGAGTCTAGGACTCTCAATCTTCTCCGGTCTGCGCAACTCATCTTTGAGCCCAACTGCGTACGCAAAGAAAGGTTTCTCTCCCTTCAAGATGCGTGCCAAACACTCATCGTGTGAAGCTTGCAGTTCTGGACCCATCACTTGACGACCCTGTCCGTCCTCGGTAAACAACCAAGCACGACCAGGATCACCCTGGGGTTTCAGGTGGTCAAAGCCAAATCCGGCTGTCTTCTTCTTAGACATCCGGAGAATACTCTTCCACCCATCAGTCGCCTCCACACATGTTAGAACATGGGGAGTGACTTGCTTCCTCCGCTCTCTGGCTTCTTCTTCCATAGCCAGAATAACGGGTTCTGCAATCTCTTGAGGGAAGGGTTTTGACGCCTTTCCCTCATCAGGACAAATCGATGCAACGGCTCGAACCAATCGCTTGAAAGTGGAATTTTCCCCAATCCCACTCAAACGAGCTGGTTTCTTAACACACATTTGCACCAACTCATGCTTCGATTTCTGCAACAAGGTTGGTACGATTTGACTCTTACCAAACAGGTTGCGCTTGCGATTCAACTTACCAACCACCTTGAAGGCAGCTGGCAGTTCTGCCAATTCCGGTGCTGTATCCCCTGGCAATGGGGTGAACGACGGCAAATCCAATTCCAATCCCTCTCTCCGCACATTGTCGGGATCAGCAATTGGCATTGAAAAACCACGCTCTCCAGCGAAGATCTTTGGCATCTTCCCAAGGTGCATCCCAATGATCAATGGTTTCCCATCTTTCATGAATGCCACCAAAGGCCTGCCACAATCCCCTTCACTTGTCAATTTTGGGTCGTATAAATACTTCCCACGACTGACGAGATCACGCTTTCCATACTTGGAATTGTAATGCAAGAACTCTGCCTCATAATCCAAGTTCTCCAAAGGTTGCGCATAGTCCTGATCCACCTGTGGCGGTGGTCGGACCAAAAACGCAGACATCACATCACAAATAGCCACAGGCTCCTTTGCAAAGTAATCCAACTTTGGAAATTGCCAAGTATTCACTGGGAGTTCCACGACGACAAAATCGTCAAAAACTCCCTCAGACACTTGGAATTCTCGCAGCGTACGCCGCGCTTGTTGAAAGCGCATTGTCTTCTGCTTGAAATCCGTGATTTGAATGGGGGTGCCCTCTGGGAGCATCCCCCGGACATGATCAATGAAGAAATGCCGTGGCACCCATAACTTCCTCCCCCCTGGGGAAAAAGCATACAAACGCCCTCCATCTCTCTCAATGAGCACTGTGTTGCGAATAACCTTCGCCAGCACAGACTTCATGTTGTTCTTGTGATTCGCAAGACGTTGGTCCTCGAGATCTGTTGCCAACATCTCGGTCACCACACCATCTTTCTCCTCACCATCATCATCTTCTTCAAGTTGCACTCTCCAGCCACGCATCTTAACATTTCCTTTCTTCTTGCCGAAATGTTTAGGGCTTGGTCGTTTGTGCTCCTTCGAAGTTTGACTTGATGATTCCGAATCCACATCTGTGAACATGCGATGTAGGGCATAAGCCCCAGCTGCCACCAACCCAATGGCGGCGCAGCCCATCCCAATCATTTTCCAATTGAGACCACTCGCTCTGTCCACGAGAAGACGGAAGAAGGGCTTCTTTTCCTCCTCCACGTCTGCACTTGACACTCCCTCACTCACACAACGCTTCGAAAATTCTCTTGCCCCAAAACTAGGGTCAACATCATTATCCTCAAGCGCTGCAGCTGCAGCATCCATTGCTGCCTTTGTAGGCTTTGGCCAAACCTTCCTGTTTGGCGGTAATGGCCCAACATCAAACGTGCTGGTCCACCTGGGATCATGATCACCCGTCTGCTTTTGACGGTCCCAACCACGGGGCCGCTCGTCAATGCCCCCATCTGGGAACAACGCGCGATCATCATCCATCTCGAGTTCAACTTCAAACTTGGTTTCCTCATTCGGAGACGCTTCCATCATCTCCCGAACGACCTCCATCCGCTGCACAGCGGACGCCACGTTCATAAGTCGCACTGTCTTGATTTGATCAATCAACTCCGCATATGTCACCTCTGTCGCAGAGACGACATATCCCCATGCTCCACCATGAATCCGTTGCCTTATGTAAGGGTACAGCTTCAAGTGGGGGCATGGGTTGTCAGCAGTTCGATCTCTCAGAACGAGTTGTGAATCTACACGACCTTCGTGGTTCACATACCCCTCCTTTAACATTGTACGCACTGCAATCCACCGACGCCAAAAAGCGTCAGGGTCTGTCAGTGGCACGTGGTCCGAAAAGACTCGATTTGACGTAGCAACAATCAGTTGCGACTTCATCTCGATTCCTTTGTCATCAACACTTGCCATGTTGAGCGCCATCGGATTGGGCCCAATCATGCGTAACGTGTCGAACAACGTCGATTTTGCTGCCTCATCCCACTGGGGACTCGGAAACAAATCCTCCAAATTCATAACTGGCTGCTGGCCATATTTTGAATAAAAAGGATCTCCACAATTGCGCGTGTAAACACGCGCAGTTGCGGGAATGCCTGGAAATAGATCTGCTGCAATCTGATCGACAAGGTAGGATTTTCCACATCCTGCCCTGCCATCCAAATGCACAGCAACTGGCACCACCCTCGAAGAGGAGGTGCTCAACACCATTGCTCTTGCATTGAATCGCTCCAATCTTCGCAATGTATCCATAACCAATCCACGCACCGGTGAATTCTCGGGTGAATACAAAAGGAGGTTCGCTCCTTGTGCACGCACTTGCATAATGTGGGTGAAGAACTGATCTCGAAACGCATAATCATTCATGCGCTCCGGATCCTTCTCCAATGCGACCGCAATTGCCACTGCAGTCTCCAACATCTTCTTCAACTTCGGATCTTCCACAAGACTCAAATCAATGAGTCCCGTGGAAATAAACATGTCCATGACTCCTTCAGGCAAATATGCCTGAAAGGCCACGAGCATGTTCTTCGCTCCAGAGATTTGCGATTGCATAATCTCTGCCGATTTCATGACACTTGGAATGTCACGAGTCTTCAGCGATGGATGCACCATCGCCAGCATTATCGCTAATGCTCCTGCTCGCTCTTTCCCGTCACGGAAACCTTCAACACGCACTCCATCATCCTCCTCATCTTTCTCAATAGAAATGAGGCGATCGATGAGGGGTTTGATGTTGCCCGTACAAAAGGTTTCAATGGACACTCGCATGTCCACAATCGCGGTCAGCACATAATCATACAATTCGAGAATGTGCGACCAAAGCTTCTTGACCAGGTATGTTCCAATCAACAATCCAGTCACAATCACAACAAGTGTTCGAATACCCTTGCGGGTACGAAAATACTTGATCCAATATTTGACCCCTTCGAACATCGCGGTACACTTGTCGCGTACCATTTGCACGAAATCTGTCAGGGTCTTGTATACACCACCACCCATGGCGGTGACACACTCCACAAACTTCGTGAAAACCCCTTTCTGGGGTCCTGCGTCGTCGTCACTGAGTCCTTCAGTTCGCTCCTTTGCTAACTCCACCATCAACTCCACTTGCTCTGGGTGATAGAAACCCATAGAAAAGTAAAGCGAAGAAAAATAAGCTTCATGCAAATTTTTCTTCAGCGCATCTCGTGCATGCGCCTTGCGCATCTCCATGCGCAAGATGGGGGGTGTTTTGAGCAACCCATTCAAAGCCATTCCGACTCGGAATGGGTGGTTGTCGATCCACCAAATTTCCTTCAAAATCTCCAGATCTGCCATCTGGAATGCCGACGCTCCGTAATGTTTTACCATGCGGAGCATCAACACGTCTTTCTTTGAATGCAATTGTTTCAGCATGGGGACCTTACGGCCCCCAATGCACATCTGAAACACCTGGGCTTCCTCCCCGGATGTTTCCTCATCCGGAGGCCCATCCTCCAAATCCTCGTAGATGATGTCCTCATCTACAGCATTCTCAGCCACTACGGGCTTTCGATTGCCACCGAACACGCCACCCTCACGGGAGACGAGATCGGCTTTGTTCGCCACACGAACCACCATTGGTTCGTGGTAATCCAGCACCATCCCCGCCAAGAATTCATCCACTGCACACACAAGTGCAGCCCGGTCATTT